CCAAATGTTAATTGGCTTTTTAGATCATTGATATTGAACGCCATAGTATTATCTCCTTATCTTTATAGTATTTATACTCTTAGCGTTGCCCAATGATTTCTTCAAATTCTACACCAGTTCTAACTGCTACAAAATTCAATTGAATAAAGTTAATTGCACGAGCAGGTTTAATGTAAATATCACCAACAAACTCATTACGATCAATGACTTCTGGTGTGTTATTTGATTCATCACATACAACTCTAAAGTCGTAAATACCTCTACGGCCTTGGACATCTCTTAAAAATGGTTCAACAATATTTCTAAATCCGGCGCGGGTGAATTCATCGTTAAACTCAAATAGTGTTGAATTTGACGCACGAGTAATTGCCTTTTCAAGAACGATAAATAAACGTCTAACGTTAATTCGATCGAAAGCCGAAGGCTTAATTAAGTGTGTTTTATCGCCAAATAGAAGAACGCCTTGACCGGGTTGAGCAATTACTGGATTTACTGCAGCTTTATATAGTTCATTACGATCAGCTTTTACAGGATTATACGCTAGTTTAATTACGTTTTTGATCGATCCTCGATTGTAACCGGCTGGAGAAAACCATGGATCTCTTTGATCGTCTGTTTTAGCACATAGGCCAGCAATATCGCCATTCAATGGAGTATACACATACTTATCGTTGTAGCGGTCATATCTATACTTGTAGCCAGAGTCGACTACTGTATAAGATGAAGGTGTAAGAGAATTAGAAAAGCCTGTAACATTAGCGAGCTTACCTGATACATCGACAACGTCAGATCGAGCAGGAGACACAAATAACATAGCATCTTTTCTTGATTCAACAATGGTTGTTAAGTAATTTGCGAGCTGAACGTCATTAGTGCCGCGTGCTGGCCCTTGCATAAGGAGAGAAATGTCAATTTCTTCTGGGTTTGCAAAAGTATCATATGCTGTTTGTAAAGACCCAATAACGACGGTGTTTTCATCGGCACCATTTGTACCACTTGTCAGCGCGCCATCTAGTGCTGATGAAAGTGGAGCGCTGTTTGCGTTTGTTAGCTTTACATATTTTGACTTTGTATTGATTACATCTGCGTAGAAATTGTTTGTACCATCTGGCTTTTTAGCACCTACAGTAAGAGATACATCTTCATACACTTCGAGAATAGCATTAGAAGCACCAGCAAAAACACCGGTGGTATCGAGCACGATGATGTGGGCATCACCAGCGGCCGGAACAGATGAAACTATAGACTGTAAAACTGTATTCGAACTTGAGTAAGTGGTGTTTGTCGCCATGATGACTTTAATTGAGTTTCCAAGTTCACCTGGATACTTCGCAGAAAATCCAACTTGTTGCGCAACAGTGTTAGCTGCAGGTGAAGCAGTATTTCCGCTGTTTACACGAGTAACATATAGAGAGTTACCGTATGCAAGGAAGTCTGCTGCTGTAAAGAAAGTTTCAATGTTGAAACTTGTAACAGGCTTACCAAAACGATTTACGAGATCTACTTCAGATGAAACAAGGATTGGTTCATTCACTGGGCCCCATGCGAAAACACCGGCAATTGCGCCAGTAGTTGTTGACACCGCAGGAACAACTGTAGTCAGATCGATCTCAGAAACGTTAATGCCTGGACTTAGTTGGAATGCCATATTATATCTCCTTTTGTGAGCATTATTTTAAGGTCTACTATTCCTTTTATTTATAATACGGGCGATTACCAATTTAGCCAATCATTAGATCTTATCATTGGCACTTCAACAGGTTCAATATCATCATATGTTAATCCAAATGGTAATAATTCATCCATAATTTCTGAATCAGTTTTTTCGCGCAATTTCATCATTGTGTTTATATCTGTTATTTCTTTAAAAAATGACTGGGTAGTTAGCCATGCAAATAACACTAATCCCATTACTAGATCGTCATGGCGTCCTGATTCTGCTTCATATGATGATCCTTTACGAGAGAATGTCGACAGCTCATTGATTGTTTGGAAATCATGCAATATTAATTGGTTTTGTTCACACAATAGTTTTAAAACTGAACAGCCTATAGATTTCACTTGCTTAGTGGTACGAATACCCTTATCAACGTTTGATCCATATCCACCGGATATTCTTTTACCGCTTCTTCCAGCTGACTCAGTATGTAACAGAGACTCTACTTCAAAGTCAAAATGTAATGTGTCAGAAACTTGAGCACCAATATCATTTACTTCAACAAGAATAAACGCATCGTTGTAAGACTTTGTCGTGCGGAATATGATATCAGCGTAATCAACTGGTGTAATTATGTTGTTTCGATACGTTGCAACTTGCTTATATGGCATCTGACTTACGTCAATAATATGAAACGCTGAGTAGTCTAGGCCTTTGCCTCTTGATACATCTACTATACAAACATATGTACGGTTTTTTTCTGGCACGTGATATACAGACAATCCTTGAGAAGCATGAATAGGATCATGGTAAGACGCTTGTAAACGCTTAAGTGTAGTACCATCAATAAGCGTACCTGATGAACCAACAAATTCACAACAATATTCCTGAGAGAATTTTTGCATATCAAAATTAAGAGCTTCAAGTGTTTCTTGTTTCCAAGCATCACCTCGACCAGGTACAAGATCCCACGTTACTTCAACATATTTGTATCCATTAACACCTTGTTTGGCGCCTTCACAGACCTTAAAGAAGTGATTAAGGCCATTTGGAGTAGAAGTCATTAGCAGTTTGGTTTCTTCACCTGATGAAATAGTAGGATATACAGAAGCAAAGAATTCATCATATCCCTCAACGAAGGCACACTCGTCAATATACAAAAAGGCGATTGACTTTCCTCGAATAGAGCTCGAAGTAGTAGTACCGGCATATATTTTACAACCGTTTTCAAGTTCAATTGAGTTTTTATTCCACTCGTCAATTCCGTGTTGCATCCATTTTGGTAAATTTTCATACGCAAGCTTAATGCGTTCCAAAACTTCCTTTGCGCCATCACCCTTATTTGAAAGTATACCAACAGTTTTAAACTCATTAAAGATAATGTAGTGAAGAATGATTGCAACAGCAGTCGTGGTTTTACCAGCTTGTCTCGCGGTCAGAACTGCCACACGCCGATTATTAAAGATTTTTAGAGCAATATCCTTTTGATAATCGTACATTTTAAGCGGAATTAGACCTCTATCAACGTGTACGATCTTGATATAGTTTTCTGCAAAATAGATTGGGTCCATCATGCATTTAGCCATTTCAGTCATTTGTTCTGAAGTCCAATTTTGGCTTTGTCCGGTGCGTTTAAGGAGATTATTGCCTAAATAACCGCCCCTTTGTCTTTCAGTCGCTAATTCCATCTTTTTTCATTCCTGTCAATACCTTAAGTAAATCATGTGTAGTACCAACAAACAAATTATTGTTAGTTATACCAACGTTGTTTTGTTGTATACCATCATTACTCTCTTCTTGAGCTTTAGTTTTTGAAAGCTTCACTAAATCTTTATTTGCGTTGACTAAAGTTTTCATCGTTGTTGCTAATGCTTCATAAACATCTGGGCGTTGTGCCTGTCCAGCAATATTAAGAAGATCTTTTAATGCTTCTGTACCAGTTTCAATTACGTTATACATGTTTTTACGAGCGTAATCAAAATCAGTATCTGCTTGATCTTGTCGCGTTTCGATTGTTTTTGGCATAGATGAAGAATTAGAATCGCTAACTGGTATATTACTTGATAGCGCCTTAGATAATATTTTTGCATTAGAAGATAACTTTTTAGGTGTATCTTCTACTATTTCTGCTTCTTCTACCTTTCCAATTGGAGGTAGCCCTAAGTATTTTCCTATATTGTCAGTCATTATCTTCTATTTGCACTAAATATGCCCAGTCATCGTCAATACTAATATTTGCATATGATATTGTTTGACTTATATCTGTCGTAGGTTGTCCGTTTGCCGTTAATCCAGGTTGAACAGTAATTGATTGGTATGGCGAATTTGCAGTCATCGAACCATATACATTTGCTGTTACAAACTTAATAATTTTCTTTTCAGCTACTGGGCCGAAATAATATCCCTTTAGTGTGAAGTTTAAAGTCCAAATTAATGCTCTTCTTTCATCATATGATCCTTCGTATGTATCTTCTGTAGTTATTGAATTCAATACGATTGGTATATCTAAATTCAAATCCATAGTATCTATAAGCTTAGCAGTAACAACAAACTCCGGTTTAAAAAACGGCAAAATTTGTTCAATGATCTTTGTACCATCTTCAGCATATTTTGTCATAATACTAAGAGTAAAATCTATATTATATGGGGCTGGAGTATACTGAGTACGTACTCTATCCTTCGCTAAAACTGATTTAGTGTTTCGAATAATTTGCGATAAATTTCTACTGCCATCATAACTAATTGATGTAATCTCAAAAGACATTCTTGGCAATGAAATGGCCTGTGCTTTAAACTCAGGATCTTGTTGTATCTTTGTTAAAAACTTTTGAACTGGTCCATAGTTAATAGGAACCTTGAAGCGTTGAGTTTCTACATTTAAGTTATCAGCTCTACCAATTGAGATATTATTGAAGAGTGTACCTAGAATTGCAACATATCTTCTAGTAGTCTGATGATAAAAATCTTGACCGAACACTATATATTATCTCCAAAGGGGTTATCAGCACTAAAATCTAGTATTGCATCGGCGGTTGTTTCAAATGTAAGATTATCAGCAATAGGATCAATAGCTTCTATACCAGCAATTGTGTTATTTGCACTAGTTCTATGCGGATTGAGAAGAGTATCAATTTCTCTTATACCAGTATTAAACACTTCGTTAGAATATTCAAATAGTTCACAGCGTAAATCATACATTTGCAAGGCACCCATCTGATAAAAGATTGGCTTATTATCAACAAACATCACCTCAAAAATCTTATTGTTAAGGGGAAAATATATTAAATCGCCTTCTTTTGGTCGAAATTCATCGTTATAGGAGCCAACATTTTCAGTAAATCTTCGTATTGATACAGAAAACGTAATTGAATCACGGATTTGTAGTCCAAACTTGGATAAGAATTGACCATCTCCTTCAAATCCTTCTACGTTTTTAATATACATTTCGATCATATAAGCTTCTTTGAATACTGGCTGATCGTCTTCATTAAGAACATCATCGAGTGCTCCAAGCTTTCTTGGAAGATACCATATATTCATTCCATACATACGGATCGATTCAATGACCAGATCTTCAATAAGAGTCTGCTCCGTTGAATTTGAAAAATTTCCGAAGTAGTTGTTAACAGCCATATTATATCCTATTCGTTATATCATAGTGTATACAAATGTATACACTCAGCCGATCATATCGGTTACCGGCAAAGAGAAAGAAATAATCATGTCTTCTTCCATTCTACGAATATCTTCTCTTGCGTCGTCAAGGATTTTTTCTCCATTAAACTGAACACCGCCTGGCAAATTCATACCGGTGAATTTTGTAAGATTTCGGCCCCAGTTTTCCTGTATTCGCGCAGTTGCATAATTCTGAAGCCATCTATCTTTCCAAACATCTTGATAGATATTAGGATCTACAATCTGATAGCATTCATATATTAGGAATTCTCCAACCTTAAGCTTGTTTTTATTAACATCTATATAAAGCTTATTCACGTGCCTGTTATAGCGAATTGGCTGTTCACCGGTTAAAAGTTCTCTCATGAATTCTAGATGTTGAAATGACATGTAGTAATTTATTAAATCGTAATTAACAAAATCATGAATGTTATTCAAAACAAACTGATACTCCGCGCTAAACATACCAGACCCGGTTAGTTTGCCACTAATTGGGAATATATTCACCACCCCAATTACGTTTTCTGGCACTGGTATATAGCCATTATCTATATCTTCTTGGGTCATCTGGCGTTTGGCGTAAATCTTTTCGGTGCCATCAAAGTGATAATCCCAGTAATAACTTAAGGCTTCGTCAATACGATCTTCAACTTGATCGCCATCAACGTTAATTTCAATAACCGGCTTACCTAATTTACGTAAGCAATATTCTTTGAACTGAGCTCTTGTCGTAGGTTGTGCCATTGTTATATCTCTCCCCTATATAGATATTTATATCTTACTTCAGTAAGATAATTATCATTTCATTAGAATAACACGAATTGGACATCTGGTTCTATTGGTTTAAATGGTTCTGCGTTAAGCCAAATTGGAGTAGCATCCTTTGTTATTATTGGCCGCCCGCTAATGCCTCCTCCAACATAATCATTATTAGATTCATTTGGATCTTCAGCGTTTGGAATATTAAATTGTGCTATTGTTCTTAGCCCAGGGTTACCATATCCATTTACTAGATACATTTTGTTGCCATTCGACTTAAAAAACACACCCTGCGCGCTGAAGCTGACGTAATTCCCCGCACCGGCAAAATAAAAGAATTCACTATATGAAACTGTATTTATCTCCCAAGGTGTAGAAAGTGTGAATTCAACAATTGCAGGGTCACCGCCAACGCATACATACATTTTTGTCCCATCAGATTTAAATGTAGTCGCGCCACCACCAAATGAATAACCAATTTCTGTTACAAATGATGAAATGTATGACGCAGTAGTTATGTCCCACGCCGTTGACAAATCGTATTGGTATATCCGGAGCTGATCAGTTATATACATTTTTGTGCCACCTGTACTAAATGTGATGTTTTGCAGATATCCTTGTAACACACCATTTGGTCTACTTACAGTTATAACATTCGCATTGAATGATCTCGAACTGTATGATACAGATCCTATGTTCCACGGTATAAAAAGATCATACTCGTAAACAACACCACTTGCATCAAGAGTATACATCGTATTCCCACCTGGCTTAAAAAACATCCCGCATCTGGTGGTAACATTAATAAAAGAAACACCTGTATATGTTGCTGAATTCACATTCCATGGTGTAGAAAGCGTATATTGTAAAATTTTACCATGCGAGTTATCTGTTATATTTAAAATATAAAGAATAGAACCAGTATCATCAAATGATATAGCTGCTAGTGCACCTTGGGTTACTTGTGGTGTTGCATCGAACATATTTGCATACGTAAATAGGTCTAAATTCCACGAAATTGCTTCTGCCGTATCGACGTTGTATTGAAACACTGAATTGGCAGCCACAGCAAATAATTTTGATCCGCTATATGCAAAAGTAATTCCAAATGGACTGCCGCCAGTTTGTGCAGATATATTAAATGATTTATTATATGAAGCTGTTGATATATTCCATGGCGTAGAAAGTGTATATTGCAAAACCCGTGGATTTTGGCCTTGTTGGCCTAGAATAAACATTCGAGTGCCAGTATCATTGAATTCTATATCTACTGGTAAAGAATCTTGTGCAAGAGTGTTGAAACTGGTTGTAAATTGGGCCGTATTTATCTCCCAAGGAGTAGAAAGCGTATATTGATAAAAATTTTGATTACCTGATACGCTTGACCCAAGATACATCTTAGACCCGTCATCGCTAAATGTAATTCCTATCGCCCCTGCTGTTTGATTCGCAAACCCGAAACTTTTCCCAGTATATGAAGCGGTTGATATATCAGCTGGAGTAGAAAGCGTATATTGGTCAATAGTTTTTTTAGCCGCATGAACATAGTACATAGTGGTACCGTTTGGATTAATGGCAAAAGATCGACCAGATTCAGATGGTTGTGTATTAAATGAATACTCACGACTATATACAGCGGTTGAGATGTCTTGAGGCGTTAACAATGTATATTGTAATATTTTCCTTTGATTATAATCAAAAAGATATACTATAACTCCGTCTCCAGTAAAGGCAATATCTGTTATGTTTATATTAGACGCTAATGAAAGACTCTTAGAGCTATATGATACGGAAGTTAAGTCCCATCCTCCAACATAAAATCCGGGAGAACTAATACTAGGATATTGATTTACAAAAAGTATTCCACCGTTTGGTCCAATTGAAGTTTTATTTGTTTTATCAAGTTGAACAAGGACCGTTCTATCTGATAACGCTGTTGGAGTACGATACACTAACCGTGAATCTGGAAGAGTTACCACTGGCTTACGTGATAATGGTGTTTGCACTGGTATGGCTATAGATGTTTGAGTTGGACTTTCTTCGTACCCAGAAAGTCCAGCACCCACCTTTTGAAAATATCTTTTACATAACATAAGTTCTGTATTTGGATCACGCGGTTTGTAATCAGAAGCTGCAGCTGTAGTAAGAGCGCCATATCTAATATGTATGCCCCACAAATCTACACCGATCACTTGTGCCCCAAGCGAGTTTGTTCTAGAAGATGTTCCACTTCCTGATGACATCCAGAAATTTACTCCAAGACAATCGTCTCTATTCTCGCCTATAGTTTTTCCTGAAATGGATGGGACACTAAACGTAGCAGCAAATGGCGCGAAAGATTCGGTTAAAGATATAGTAACCGGAGATATATTCACACGAGTTGAAGGCATTCCTCCAGTGCCAAATATCTGTGTTAATTCAATTGCCATATTTCCAGATCCGGAGCTTCTTCGGGCCCATCCAAGTACAGTGATGGTTTGCCCAGCGTAACTCCGAACACCTTCAATATACTGAGATGTAACTGCAAAGTTTTCAATTCCGTTTTGTCCGGAAATGGAGTGCCTAAGAAAATAATTTATGTTATTTCCAGCTAATGTATCGCCAGGCAATGCTTTTTGTTGGGTATGAATACTATTACCACCATAATACGAATTTCTCCAGCGATCAGCCGTATAGCCCGCTTGAATGAAACTTATTCCTCTTTGCCATATACCAAAATCACCATTAATGATTAGATCCTCACGACTACTAAACGGGTTTCCTCCAGATCCTCCAGATGATCCTCCTCCGCCAGTAATAGTTGTTGTAATATTAACATTACTTGACCCATCAAAGCTTACTGATCCAGTAACTCCTCCAGACAACGATATAGTTCTTGGAGTTTCAAGTTTAGATGCAGTATTAGCGTTTCCAGTAATACTAATTGACCATGTACCCGTTGCACCAGATCCGTTTGAAGTAAGCAGCGTACCACTAGTTGGCAGTGTAACGTTAGTTTCTCCAACTGTAGTAAGTGTTGTTTGGAAATTTCCAGATGTATTGAAAGTATTCGCAGTATTTATATCACCGCCAAGAGTAATTGTTTTTCCACTATTGTTAACGCCTGTGCCGCCATACTGACTATTTACAATAGAACCATTCCAAGTTCCTGAAGTTATAACTCCAGAATCGGTAATAGTAAAAATTTGACTGTTATTTGAATTAAGCGATAAGACGCCACTGTTAGCAATACTAACAATGATGTTTTTAGTCTTATCTAGAGACTCAAAGTTAATGTTCTGAGTTTGTAAGCCGTTTTTTGCTGTAAAGCGCTTATCGTTAGCCATGGTTCACTATCCCCTATTGGCGTTGTGGGTTTCTTGTAATACTTATATGATAATCATATGTTATAGGTTTATCCACAAGAAATTCCGGGTCTATCTAAATTAACCAATTAATTGAATATGTTTTATATCGCTCATATGCTTCTTGTAACTCCTGGTGTTATTGTCACAATACCTTCAATAACACGTGTAATTATATTTACTGGTGATGTAACTTCTACATCGTAAACATATCTACCCGGTTCAAGAGCTTCCGTTGTAGTATTGTTCACAAATAGAGTTACTTCACCGTTTACGTTATTATGGCTAGTCATAAAATTATAGACCGTGTCTGACGAATAATTCTTTCTCATTTGAGCAGTTATTGTATAGCCAGTTAAATCAAATATGTCGTTATTTGCATCTGCTAATTTGATTATCGTACGATAGTCACTACCCTGGTTAATGATCAGATTCAATTTAGCTGCCTTAGAATAACCAATATCGTCAGCTGTTGTTATAACCTTTGGACGCGGTTCACTTACTATTCCAGAAATAGTGTTATTAGCACCCAGTGAAACACCAGTGTTTCTTGTAACACCTGGTGTTACTGTTACCACGCCTTCCATTATACGTGTAATAATGTTTCCTGGTGATGTAACTTCTACATCGTAAACATATCTACCCGGTTCAAGAGCTTCTGTTATAACATTGTTCATAAACAGGGTTACTTCACCGTTTATGTTATTATGGCTAGTCGTAAAATTATAGGATGTATTTGCAGAATAGTTTTTACGTATTTGGGCAGATACAGTATAACCGGTTAAATTAAATACATTGTTATTTGCATCTGCTAATTTGAGTATTGAGTAGTAATCACTGCCCTGATCAATAACTAAATTCACTTTAGTTCCTTTAGAATAACCAATGCCATCTGCAGTAATTACTTGAGGTGATACTTCTAACGTTCCAGAAAGAATATTTGCTGCGCCGAATGAAACACCAGCTCTAACATCATCTATAACTGGCAATACTACAGTTCCGATCGTAGCATCAACCTGTACTCCAGCTAAAACTTGATTTGGTGTTGGTACTCTTAATGTTCCAGTGCTACTTCCGACAGTGACTCCGAATCTGACGTCATTTGTTGCTGGCATTGTACCAACACTTGTGTTAGTTAACAACTCGCGATTCATAAGTCCTAAGTAGGCCGATGCGAGTCTGCCTGCTTGCCAAGAATTTGGATGTATTGAGTCGGTCGTATAATATCCATTAGCAATACTCTGATAGAACGTGCTACCAAGATCAATTACTTTGATTTTTGTTTCTGTTGGATTTGCAGAGATATAGTTAGCAACTCCAGTTGTGATAGCACCACGTTGACGTCCAGAGAATGGCACACATAAAAATATCCATGCAGTTGTTGCTGCACGAATGCTAGTTAACCAATTTGTAACAACGCTCGACGCAATATCTAGTGCCCCGTCGTTGTACCCATGAATAACTACAACATAATCATGGGTACTAATATTACGTGATACACCGGGTTTTTTAAGATTCCAACTAGCCGGTAATGATGGGAATCCACCAACACCACCAATAGTCCAACCATCATCTACTGATCCGCATTGATCAAATTCAGCATCAAGTCCTATACCAATATGATTAGCATAACTACCTGTTGCGGCGTTTAAACCAACCATAGTAGTTACACCGGGAGGAGCAGTAACTTTCAGACCTGCGGCAATTGCATCGCCATATATAATGGCCTTCTTTGGTCTTGTTACTGGGGCAGCAAGCAAACCGGTTCCACCACTTGGCGAGAATGATAAGATGCGCAGCTTTTGCGCATCTCCCCATGTATCAACTTGATTATGATCATCTTTTGCTTGATAAATAATGTTTAGTTCATGGGCTCCAATTGAAAGACCTGTTATGTTAATTACGGTTTGACCAGCGGTAAGTTTAACAACCACCGGTGATTCGGCATCAATTTGGTAAAGAACCCAAGGATATGCTGAAAGGCCAGATGTATCGACGTTAATTGCAATAGCGTCACCGTCGAATCGTAATCGCATATAACTACCAGGCCAAACGGTTTCAGCAGCCTGTTGATTGACTATCCCAGTAAAGTGCCAGTTAGATGGGGACTTAATAATGGCGGAATTGCTAGGATAAAAAACACTTGTTGCCGGAATGCTAATAGTTCCAGTTGCGCCTATTGTAGGGCCTGAAACCGCAATTGCTGCACTTCCAGTGATTGCAGGCAAGGTACTTACTAATCCGGAGGCCGTAACCCTTGGCCCATTTAGGCCGATCGCAATACTTCCAGTAATTGGCGGAATGCTAATAG